TCGTGTCGAGGTTTTGCGTGCCCGTGTGGGTCGCGCGGTCGCGCAGTTGCGCGTCGGTGGCGTTGGCTGTGGCGCCCGTGGCTACGCCGGCGAGCTTGGTGCGCTCCGCCGAAGTCATGGCCAGCCGCGTGGCGCTGTCCGTCGTCGTGTCGAGGGTTTGCGTGCCCGTTTGGGTCGCGCGGTCGCGCAGTTGCGCGTCGGTGGCGTTGGCTGTAGCGCCTGCGGCGATGCCGTCCAGCTTCGACTTGTCGGCCGCGGCCATGAAGCCCGGCGTCGACGGCGTGGCATTGGCGTGGCCGTGTGCGGCGGCGGCGTACTGCGGGTGCGGGTCCGCCGCGCCGGTGTGCGCCGCCATGGTGGCGGCGGCCGTTCCGGCCGCCTCAGCGCCCAGCTCGCCCAGCGTGGGCCGTGCATGCGCGTGGTCTGCGCGGGCGCCCTCGTTGGAGCTGCCAATCGCCGCCGACGCCGCCAAGGCGGCTGGCGTGACCGTCGACGTGAGCGAGCCGCCACCGCCAGTGCCAGGCGGACCCTCGGGCCCCGGCGGGCCCTGCGGCCCGATGAACTCACCGCCTACCGACTCGACCACGATGCTCGGCGGCGATTGAAGCTCGATGACGTTCGTCGGGGCCGGCTGGACCTCAACGATGGTGATCGGGGTGCTCACCGCGTGACCTGGGCGTCGACCGTCACGGTGCCTTGCAGCAGGCGCGTCACTTCACCAGACGGCGCCTCCAGCTCGAAGTCATAGACCGACGGACCCGGCGGCAAACCCGCCGTGGCGGTGGCGGAAAGCACCAGATCGATGCGCCCCTGCGCGGCGGTGATGGTGATGCCGTTGTTGGCCACCGTCAGCTCGGCGAGCACATCGGCCGAGGTGACCACCTTGCGGATCTGCATGCGCGCCGTGTAGCCCGTGAGGTCGCGGGGCGTGGCGCCATCGCGGACGATCAGGGCGTGCTTCCACGTGGCGCCCTGCTCGATGATGAGAGGCAACCGGGCGGCAGTCATGGCCTTACTCCTGCGTTCCGGCCGAAGCGGCAGACGGCGCCGGCTTGCCGCTCATGAAGCTCATCAGCTCCAGCGCACCGGAGGCGCGCATGGCGGCGAAGTCGCGGCCGGCCTCGGCGAACACCTTGGCCGGGTCGTAGCCGCGCTGGCGCAGGGATTCGCTCGGGGTGAGCAGGCACGCGCCGATGGCCTCGACCTCGGCCTTGATGTCCTGGTGCGGGTTGACGTAGTCCCAGCGCGGGGTGGTCCACTCGACGTCGTCGGTGGCCGACTCCGGCACGACGCCCACCGTCTTCGCGGCATCCACGAACCACGAGTAGATCGGGCTGCACAGGCGCGGCACCAGCACCAGCCACTGCACCTGCTGCACCGACTGGCGGAAGTCGTTCCAGCGGATGCGCGCCGAGCTGAAGTTCACCTCGCGCATGTCGCCGGTCATCACCTCGTAGGGCACGTCCATGCCGGCGGCGATGAGGTGGAGGTTGAACTTGCAGGTCTCGACGTAGCCGGGCGCCGCGGTGGGCGCCACGGTGGTGATGTTCATGCCGGGCGGCAGCTGCGTGATGCCGCCGCTGGCCAGGGCGCCGAGGTCTCCGCTGGCGTCGACGGCAGCCGCATTGGGCGCCGTGCCCACGTTGTCGACGCCCATCCCCCGAGGGACGTCGGACGGGTTCGCCAGGTCGGAGGCCTCGGCGCCACTGACCAACACCGAAAGCCGGGTTTCGAGGTTCTTGCGCTGCAGCTCGGCGTCCTCGTAGAGCATGAGGTCGCGAGCGCGAGCGATGACGGCGGCGAGGCGGCTGATGCCACGGCCCTGCCCCGGGCGCTCGGGGGCGAAGAGGTGCAGAATCTCGCTGGCCGGCACGAGGCGGCTGCTGCCACGGCCCACGCGCTGCGTGTCGCCGGGGTGCTGGTCGAACAGCCAGTAGCCCTGCACGCGGCCGATGGCGTCGTACTGGATGCCGTTCACGATGACGCCGCCCTGCCCGACCGTGCCTTGGCGGTCGCTGTCGAGCCAGTCGATCTCGAGCAGCTGGATCTGCAGCGGCACGCGCAGGCCATCGCCGGGGCGGCGAGTGCGGCGGCGGATGAGCACCTCGCCGTCCTGCTCCATGGCGCGGTAGGCCGCGGCCTGCAGGCCGTAGAAGTCGTAGATGCCGTCGGCGTCGGCGCGCTTGACCCAGCGTTCCCACTCGCGATCGAGGGTGACGCGGTGCTCGGCGACGGGCGTCTGGCTCTGGCCAGTGATGCCGGTGCCGATGGTGTGGTTCACCAGCCCGTTCAGGCCGCGCCGGATGTACGGCACGTTCTGCACCAGGGCGCGGGCCCGGAAGCGCAGCATCCGCGCATCGGCGCGGTGGTCGCTGTTGGCGCTGGCGCCGGCGCGGCGCGGCTTCCAATCGGTGAGCACGGCGCCTTCGTAGGCGCGCTCGAGCAGAGCGCGGGCGCGCTTGCGGCGCAGGCCGGCATCCGGGTTGAAGAAGCCGACAAGGCGGTCGATGGGGTTCATTCGCCGCGCCCCGTGGTGAACCGGAAGCGGAAGGCCGAGCCGCGGCGCGGCGCACCGGCGCGAGCGAGCTCGCCGGCGACGTGGTCGCGGGCTTTCAGCAGTTCGTCGACGCTGCGGTAGGTGATCTTTCGCCCGGCCAGCTCCAGCGACAGCGCGCCGGAGGCGATGGCTTTGTCGAGCGCGTCGAGGTCGGAGGGGGAGTAGGCCATGGCCGGCTCACCCTAGGGCGGCCGGCGCGGACATTTCAGGGGAAATGTCCGCTGGGCGGCGTGCGCCATGGATGCTTGACGCCAGTGCGGCCGGTTGGGCGCTTCGGCGCCGGGCAATCTCTGTCCGACCAGCGCGAAGGGTCTGGATCCGCTTGCACGGGCATGCCCACGAGCAGTGAGCGAATGCCTAACGCATGGCGCCGCGCGACGCCGCTATCGATGTGATGCTCGATCGGAAACCCAGCGGCCTCGAGCGCATCGAGATGTCGGCGAACCGTGGATTTCGCCATGCGGCATTCATGGGCGAGATCCTCCACGCGAATCCATCCGCCGGCCCGACGCGGCTTAAGCAACGCAAGGACGAGGCGTGCGAAGGGATCCTTGTACAGGGCCGGCAACCCCTTCCTGTTCATGTTTCGCCCTCGATGAAGTAGTCGTCGCCGTTGCGGCACAGGCCGGTGGCCACATGGATGCGTATCGGAATGGGCACGCCTTCCGGCCACTCGAGCAGCGCGATGTAGCGCAGGCAGCGGTGCCGGATGCGGCAGGTTTCGTCGTCTGGCCCAAGGCCGAAGCGGCCTACGCAACGGGCCGTGTCGTCGCTGATGAATCGCCGCGCGGCGACGGTGCTCACAGCCCCTCCGACCGCGGCTTGGTGCGGGGACGGAAGCGCCGGCAGTGGCGCGGCGTGATGCCGAAGCGCTTAGCCACCACGGCCACGGGCTCGCGCTGGAGCTGCTGCGCGATTGCGGCTTTCTGGCTTTCGCTCAAGCGCGGCCGGGCGCTGACATACACCACGGTGCCGGCGAAGGCGTGGCGCACCTGCTCGCGGCTGCTGCCGGCCAGGATGTGGTCGACGATCTCGCTGATCACGTCGGCCTCGCCAGGCGCGGGCTGGTCGGCGAGCTTGGGCGGTTGCTGGCGGGCGGCGAATCGGCGCATGCGGGTCACCAGTTGCGGGGCTTGGGACGGGCGGAGGTACGGGGCGCCGCGCGGGGCGCGGGCGCTGGGGAAAACGGCGAGGCAACGACGGGCGCGGCGGGCGTTGCCTGGGCGGCGTCGACCGGCTCGGGCGGCAGGCCGGCGCGCTGGCGCAGCACGGCCTCGCGGGTGTCCCAGTCGGTGCGGGTGTAGCGGTAGAGGCGCAGGTCGGGGTGATGGGCTGCGGCGTAGGCGTACACCCAGGTGTCGAGGGGCTCGTTGCGGGCGCCGCCGCGCTTCTCGAAGCGGTTCTTCGCCGGGTTGTAGGTCTCGCTGATGAGGCCGGTGAAGTACTCGCGCGGCAGCTCGCTGCTGAAGTGCACCAGGCGGGCATCGGCCGGCTTCTCGGCGTCGGTGCTGAGGCGGCTGTACAGCAGGTGCTTCGACGCGACGGTGCCCACGTGGTGGATGACCACGCCGCGCTTGTCGAGCCGGCCCTTCCAGTTGATGTCGACGGGCTTGCCCTTGCCGAGCACGGGGTGGTTGTTCGGAACGGCGCCGAAGATGCACAGCGGGCGCCGCACGCGGTTCTGGGCCTTCGCGTCGCGCACGAAGGTCTTCACGGCTTCAGTGCGGTGGCCGCCGGCGTCGATGGCGACGGCCTCGACCACCATGGGCGTGCCGAGGGCCGACTCGATCGGGCGGTTCAGCAGGTCAGTGAGCCGCGCCCATACCTCGGGCTCGGCGGGGTCGCCGGGCAGCTCGATGTAGTCGAGCACCCAGCTGGCCATGCCGCGGCCCCAGCCGACGATCTGCACGGCGAGGCGATTGTCCTGCGTGTCGACGCCGGCGGTGATGGCGAGCACGCCGGGCGGCGCGGTGCGAAGCAGGTAGAGCTCGGCGCGGTCGGCGATGACGTTGTGCTTCACCGCCCGCATGGCCGGGTCCTCCCAGGCTTCGGCGAGGCGGTCGTTCACGAAGGTCTTGAGCTTGGCCGGGTCGCCCTGGGCGTCGAGCCACATGCGCACCAGGTCGAGCCAGCGCGGGCCGAGGCCGATCGGGTAGTAGAGGCCGTTGACGGTGTAGCCGCGCACGGCCGATTCCGGGTTGCCCGGGATCCAGCGGCCGAGCTCGAGCATGCGCGGCTTGTGGTGTTCTTGGATGACCGCCCCGCACTCGCGGCAGGTGTACCAGCACTCGCGGCCGTCTGGCGTGTAATGCAGCCCGCCCCACTCCAGCGGCTGCTCGTGGCCGCAGTCCGGGCACGGCACGTGGTAGCGCCGCTGGTCCGACTTCATCCAGAGCTGCTCGATGCGGCTCAGGCCGCGGATCTGCGGCGTGCTGATGTAGAGGCGGCGGTAGTTGGCCGGGAAGGCGCTGGTGCGCCCTTCGAGCATGGCCACCGGGTCGTCGCCGCCGGTAAGACTGGTGGCGAACTCATCGAGCTCGTCGACGATGAGGTTGCGCACCGTCGTGGACTTCAGGCGCTGCGGGCTGCCGGCGTGCTCGAGGTAGACCTGGCCGCCGGCGAAGTCCTTGAACTCGCGGCGGTTCGCGCCGTCGCGCGTCGCCGTGGTGGTGAGGGCGCGGCGCACGGCCGGCGTCTCCTCGATCATCGGGTTGAGCTTCTGGGCGATCCACTTGTTCATGGACACCTCGCCCGGCAGGCACACCATTGTCGGCCCGGGGTTCTGGTCCATGACGTAGCCGAGAAAGTTCAGCGCGATCTCGGTCTTGCCGAGCTGGATCGGGAACATGCAGACGACGTCGCGCACCGCGCTGCGGGCGCTCAGGCAGTCCATGGGCTCGCGCAGCACCGGGTTGCGAGCGGTGCGCCAGCGGCCGGCCTCGGCGCTGCCCTTCGACGACAGCACGCGCTCGGTGTCGGCCCACTGGCTCACGCTCAGGGTCTTGCGCGGGGCGATGGCCCGAGCCGCTGCTCGGGCGATCAGAGGTGCGGCAGCGACGGTCATGAATCCTCCCGCGCATGTCGCTCGCTGATGACGGTGTACCGCACCCACGGGTAAGGCTCCTTACGGTCGTCCCTGATTCGACCAGAGCGCTCAAGCTCGCAAATCAGATTGCGCAGCCAGGCATGCTCGCTGAGGTCGAAGCACGAGATAAGCGGATTCACCTGAAGCGAGCACAGGACGTTTTCCGCCGTTCGCTGGCTGGGCTTCAACTCAGAGACCGGCGTAGAGAATGAGCAGAGAATCACGCCCCCTCCCCTGCGATGGCGCCGAGGCGGCGGCTGGTGTCTTCGAGCAGGAGCTCGACCGCTTCCGAGACGAGGCCCCGGCAGCGCGCCTCGCTTTGCTCCGCGGCGAGCTGCGGCCCGAGGGTGTCGGGCAGGCGCTCCAGCGCGTTGCGCAGCACCGTCATGGCGTTCGCCACCTGGGCGACCACGTCGTCGACGGCGAGCAGCTTGCCGTCGGCGATCGCGTTCTCTCGCTCGGCGGCCAACGCCTTCGCCTTCTCCGTGCGCTCGCGCCAGTAGCTGAAGCCGACGCTGGTGCTCTCCGGCTCCGGCCCCGCCTCGTCGACGGGCAGCTCCGCGGCCGGCAGGGCGCCACCGCGGGCCTCGGCGTGGCGGGCGGCGACGGCGGCCTTGGAGGGGTCGCGCGTGGCCTCGATGCGTGCCAGGGATTCGACCACCCGCACCTTGCCGTCGGCGTCGAGCACGAGGCGGCCCGCTTTCTTCAGCGCGGTGACGTAGCTGCGCTGGACGCCGGCGATCGTGGCGAACTCGGCCTGCGTGGCCAGGGCGGGCAGTGAACTCACGACACCGCCTCCTGTTTTTCCACGAACAGGGGTGAATGAAGAATGTGCGCGGGCGCGAGCACGGTGCGGCATGGCGTGCCGGCTGCGGGCCGCGATGTGCGCCACGTGCGGGGCGTGCGGGCTTGCGCGGGCGTATGCACACACACGCACGCGGGTGCGGGCACACGGGCGCGCTCGCGCACCTGCGCGCCGCCGCGCATTGCCGCCGAGCCCGGCGCACGGCGCGGGTTTGACCCCGCACAACACCCCGCACATGACCCCGCACGCCACCCCGCACGCGCCCCACCCCGCACGTCGAAAAGGGCGATCATTCGATGCTCCCGGCGGCGTGGCCGCCCTGCCCGCGGTAGTCGCTCAGGCCCTGGCGAAAGCGCACGATGTGCTCGCCCCACCAGTTGGCGGCCGTGATCGAACCGTCGTATTCGGCGTTGCCGAAGCGCAGGACGCCATGCGGGCCGTGGGTGGTCTGGCCCATCAGGTAGCGCACCCGGCCGGCCTCCACGCCCTCGCGGCGCTCCAGCATCGGCACGAACTTCGACATCGGCGCCGGCCGGTGGCCGCTGCGCACGCACCAGAGCTTGTAGGCCTCGTAGGCGTCCGCGCTGAGGCACGGCGAGGCCTTCAGGCCGATCAGCTCGCCGGCCACCAGCTCGCGGTGCCAGCGCACGACGCTGTCGAGCGCGAGGCCGATCAGCGCGTCGCGGGCTTCGGTCTTCGGCGGCGGCGTGCCCGGGTTGAAGTCGGCCAGGTCGACGTGCATCAGGTAGTCATGCAGCGCCGCGGTGCCGCCGTTCTCGATCTCGGCCATGACCTCGGCGTAGAACTCGGGGCCCAGCTTCTTCGGGGTCCAGATCACCGCGTGGCGGCGGTCGTCTTCCTCGAGCACCACGGGCATCAGCTCGTTGGAGAGGAAGACCAGGTTCACGTGGTTCCGCTCGGTGTAGCTGGCCACGTTCTTCGGGTTGATCCGGATCTCGGTGCCGGTGATCAGGCCCTTGAGTTTGTTCTTGACGTGGTGCACGTCAGAGCGCGCGATCACCTCGTCGGCGATCAGGAAGAGCTTCTTCGAGGCCCAGTCGTTGAACTTGTCCTCGATGGCGTCCTGGTCGAGCACCCGGCCGTAGCTGCCGTAGATGCGCATCACGGTCTCGAAGAACAGGTTCTTGCCCGTGCCCTGGCCGCCGTGGATCACCAGCGTGGTCTTCATCTTCGTGCCGGGCCGCTGGATCGGCATGGCCACCCAGCGCAGCACCCACTGGTACAGGGCCTCGGCGTTCTGTTCGCCCGAGCACATGTAGCGCAGCAGCTCGAGCAGCTTGTCGCAGCTGCCGGGCGCCGGCTTGGTCGGCCAGCCTGCCCACAGGTTGCAGGTGATCATCGGGTCGCGCTCGGTCGGATCGAAGCCGACGTTGTCGATGCGCACCATCCGGCGATCGGGGTGCTCCATCCACGCGCGGTGGATGTACTTGTTCGCGCAGGCGTCGCGCATATCGCCGAGCGACAGCAGCACGCGCAGGTCGTGATCGAACGCCGTGCTGCCGTGCGCGTAGATCAGCGAGTAGCGGCGCAGCAGGTCGTCGACGGCCTGCAGCGGCTTCAGCGGCGCGGAAGCGCCCCCCTCCCCCTGCGTGGTGGACGGCGCGGAAGGCGCACGGCCCCGCGCGTCCCAGCCCAGCTCGGCGAGGCGAGCTTCAAGCTGCCGACGGACGACGTGCAGGCCTTCGAGCAGGTGCAGGTCGTTGAAGTCGGCCAGCTTCTGCTGCTTGTCGAAGAACGCCGAGCGCCGGGCGACGTCATCTGCGAACGCAGGTACGCACCACGCGCCGTTGACGGCGAGCGCGGCGACACTCGCTGCGAGCATCCCTTCGTTCCTTGCTCCGTGCGCTTGCCCGCAAGACGAACACGTCTCGGGGTCAGCGATGAGATCGACCGTAAGCTTCTTGCACGCTTGGCAGCGGCGGAAGCGGTCGTCCTCTCCGCAGATCAACAGCTTCGCCCGCTTGTAGCGCTTGGCCAGCGCCTGGGCGACGGGCATCAGGTTGCCGGCGTCCCAAGCCACCACCGTGCACAGGCCGGTGGCCTCGTGCAGCGAAGCGGCCGTGGCGTAGCCCTCGGCGATCAGGATGACGGCCGAAGCCGCCGGCGAGCCCAGCACGAAGAAGTGGCCCTTCTTCGCCAGCCCGGCCGGCCAGAATTCCTTGGCGGTACGGCGCGACGCTTCCGCCGCCTTGCCTGCGCGGATGATCTGCAGGCCGTGCACCCGGCCGTCGACGTCGAGCAGCGGGATGATCACCTCGCCGGCGCCGCCGAAGCGCACGCCATGCGCGCCGACACCCTTGCGCGCCAGGTACTCGCTCGTGCCCTCGGGCGCGGCCTTCGCCCAGCCCGCCGCCGCGCGACGCGCCGCGGCTTCCGCCGCCCGTGCACGCTCGCGCTCGGCGGCCTTGCGGTCCTCGGCGATGCGGGCCTTCAACGCAGCGCGCTGGTCGGCGCTCATCTGCGACTTGCGCACCTCGACCTTCTGCGTGTTGCTGTCGCTGCCACGCCACACGCCGTAGCTGCCGACGATCAGCAGCTCGCCGCTGTCGGTGCGCAGCTCGTGCAGCGAATACCAGCCCCGCTTCTCGCGGTCGCCCTCCACCTTGCACCGGCGCATGCGCCCGATCTCGAGGTGGTCGACCTCCAGCCCCGCCTCGTGGAGCTGCTTCAGGACGTCTTCATAGTTGGAGCCCAGCGCCACGTTCAGTAACTCCCGAGGCCGCTGTGTGCACGGTGATCGGGGTCCGAATTACCCGCGTGCGGGGGTGCTAGGAAGGACCCATCAACCGGCCACCGCTGTTCAGTAGGGCTTTGCATGCGTGTCGCGCTCACTTCCTTCATGGGGGAGACGGGGCGGTCACGCCGCGTCGGAATAGGTCGACGAGTCACCAGGCAGGGAGTCGCCGATCACGCTGGCGCCCGCCACGCGGGAAGACCTGGCCTCGTCTGCCGGTGTTGTTTCGTCGTGGGGACACCGCCGGCTGGTCCCCGCTCCACCCTCAACAAACATCTGGCACTGCGGCCCATCGGCCGGCAGCGGGTTCAGCGGCACGCCGCGCTGGACGCGGCGGCAGTAGTCGGCAGCGAGGCGATCGGCCTCGGCCTTCTTGCGATCGGTCGACGGGCCATACAGCGCGGCATAGCCAGCCAGCAGGTGGCGCGTGGGCACCTTGCGCTTCTTCATCGACGCGACCCTCGGGCGGTGAAGCGCTGGCGCTGCTCGGCCTCGCGCTGGTGCACCAGGCACAGGCGTGCACCCAAGGCCATGCGGTACTCACCGATCGGCTCGCCGCACTCCTCGCAATGGGAGGCGCCACGCTTGGGCGCCGTGGCCTGGGCAACGGCAGCGTCGGTGGCGGCTTGCACCGCGTCTTGCACGCGGTCCATGTGGTCTGGCATGGCTCAGCGCTTCCTTGGGATATTGGCCGGCGTAACGCCAGCCGCGCTCATCAGTGCGGGGAGCAGCTTCACCAGCTCGCTGAGCTGGGCCATCGCCTCGGCCTGCTGCACGCCGGGGTCTTCGAGGAAGCGCTCGACGAGGTAGTAGATGGGCCGGAGGTCGCGGGTCTTCTCGAGGTAGCGCTCGAACTCCTCGATGCCGAGGTCGCGCGGGCGATCATTGCCGCCGGCCAGCTTCTCGCTTAGCTTCGACGGTGCCATGTCGACCTTGCCGGCCACGGCCGAGAGGCCGCGCTCATAGACGCCGTGGGCCACCACGTCGCGCAGGCTCTGGTAGCGGGCAGCGAGGCCCGGCTCAAACACCAGGGAAAGCTGGCGGGCCGGGGTCATCGGGAAACACCGTGACGAGGAGTTCCCATTGATTCCCGATGGCAGGCCAGACGATGGCCGGCATGGACGCCCACATCACCCTCCGCGCGCTGCACGGCCTCGACGGCCGGCTGATCGCGGTGCTGTTCAGCCTTCGCGCGCATCGCTCAGGCTTCCGCCATCGCACCAGCGAGGACGCTGGTCTGGCCCAGCACCAAGGCGCCATCCGGCACCGGGCTGCTACCGTCCCAATCGTCGACCACCGTGGTGCAGCCCAACAGCTGGGCCAGCTCGGCCGCGTTGCGCGACTTCCCTGCGCCCTGGGGCGCGAGCACGTAAACCGCCAAAGGATTGATAGACATGAACGACCTCGAAGACTTGGGGGAGGAGCAACAGGAGCCGATCACCACGCTCTCGGACGAGGGCGAGGTTTCGTTGCAGGTGCTTGCGGTGACCGCGCTGACGCACCTGGCCCTTCAACTCGCCGAGCAAGCCGGCGAAGCCACGCCGCGACCCTTGACCGAAGCCCAGCTCGATCGGGCTTGGCAGGTGATGCGGACAGAGCGGAACACGCTGGTTCGACTGATTGGCCGGGATCTGGGGTGGGAAACGAGCTGAGGCCGGCGCCCGTCTCCTCGCGCTGCTGCTCAGGTGCGGCCGTAATCGGGAGGCTCATCGGCTCACCCCGCCTTCGCCAGGGGAGCCGGCTCGGCCGCCGGAAAAGTGGCAGCCCCGTGATAGCCTCGGGCTCGCCAGAGCGTCGCGACCATCACGGAGCCACCCCATGCTTGACCCTGAACTCGAAGTTCCCTGCCCGGGCTGCGGCCGCAAGTTCAAGCAGCGCCTCAGTGGGCTCAACCACCACAACCGCATCGCCTGCCCGCACTGCGGCAAGGCCATCGAGATCAGCGGAGACGGCGCAGACAAAGCCCAGGCCGAGCTCAAAAAGCTCGAGGACATGTTCAAGAAACTCGGCCGCTGACTCGACGCACGCCACGCTGCGCAAGTCCGCAATGGCGGATGCAAGTGCAGGCGACGAGTGCAACGCGAGCTGCATCGGGAGCGTTGGCACGTTCATCACCTCAGCCCGCCTTGGCCAGCGCGGCGCCGGCTTGCTCGGGGGTACCGAACACATCAGGGCGCAGCTCGTGACGGCTCAGGCCGGTGTGCTCCTCGACCGTCCGGCAATGCCAAGCCGGGATACGGCCGGAGCGCTTCCAGCGGGTCAGGTTCTGCGGGCGGATGCCGCAGGCGTGGGCCAGCGCCTTCGAGGCGCCGTGGCTCATCAGCGACAGGGCTTGGGCAATGCGGCTAGCAGTGGGGTCGATGCGCCGGGCCATGGCTCAGCCCGCCTTCGCGAGGACGGGGACGACGTACGCCGTGACAACGCCATCGGCGTCGCGCTGAAACTCCACGTCAGGCCGGAGCTGCTCAGCACGAACAGCTCCTTCAGTCGCGGCCTCGATGGCGCCGCAGCGCTCGGGAGGCACAGCTCCACGGGCCAGCCAGTTCGAAACGGCGCTCTGGCGCACACCAAGCCGCCCTGCCAGCTCGGTAACCGAGCCGGCGGCCTTGATGGCTGCCAGAAGAGGGCTGAGGGAAGGGGTGATCGGGTCCATGGCCGCGATCAAATCACGGAACGTGATCCCAATGCAACACCCAACGTGTTAGACGCGCCTCACGCTTTGTGAAGAATGTGCATATGAGCTTTGCGTCGAACCTCAAAGCGCTGCGCCAAGCCAAGGGACTGACTCAGGAACAGCTAGCACACGCCTGCGGGTGGCGCGGCCAGAGCCGCGTCGCGAACTATGAGAGCACCGGCAAAAGCGGCAGAGAGCCCAGCGAAGCGGACATTCGCGCCCTCGCTGCCGCGCTCGAAGTCACGGTCGCTGAACTGTTCGGTGAGTACCCAAGTGCAGAAGACGAATACATCTCGCGCCGACACGAGAGAAGTGTCAGAGAACGCGATGAACTCAGGGCTTATGCGGGCCTACCGCCACTCAGCCATGACTTAGTCGAAGTCCCGGTCTTCGACCTCGAGGTCGCCGCCGGCGGCGGAGCAATGAACTTCGACATGCCCGCCAAGGGCTCGCTGATGTTTCAGGCCTCCAGCCTTCGGAAAAAGGGCATCAGCGCCAAGACAAGCGCAGTTGGCTACGTGCGCGGCGATTCAATGCTGCCAAGACTCCGCGACGGCGACGCCCTGCTCTTTGATCGTGCAGACACCACCGTTCGCCCTGGGAAGGTCTACGTCATCCGGAAGGGCGACGAGGCCTTCGTGAAGCGCCTATTCCCCGAAGGCCTTCGGTATCGCGTCGTCAGCGACAACAAATCCGACCCGCAATGGACCGAATGGTACGTCGACGTCCACGACCCTGATCTTGAGATTGTCGGCCGGGTGCGCTGGGTCGCGAGCTGGGAAGACTAAGAACGTCCCTCGCTTGGAGCTGACGCATTGCCTTCAGGCTTAGCAGCTTGCGGTCCGTTGCGCCAACGATCGTTGTCAAAGCCCTTGACGGTGAAATCGAGAGTTACAGGCGGATTCTGGAACAGCTTGATCTGAACCCGAGCGCGCTGCGCGCCTCGCATCTGCTCTATGAAACCCCGAGGATTTTGGAAGAACAGCATGGTGCTGTCGTTGCTCTCGGGCTCATTCATCTGCCAAGAGCGAACGGGGCCATCATCGAATCGCACATCGACAGTGCAGTCGTTGTACCTGCAGAGCATCTGCCCCTTGTATATCGAGATCATGGCGTCGACTCCGTACCGCGGGTGCTGCCGGATGATCAGCGCACCGTACTGTCTGCCCTCATAAGGGAAACCTAATTCGAATGAGTTCTCCGAACCCACTACAGCGGTTCGATTGACTCGATCGCTCATTGCATCCGTGTCTTCTTCGTAGATCCACTGCGGCGGCTTCGCCTCGCGAATCCGTGCAGCCTCAACAGCGTTCGCCTCCCGCGCAGCAGCGATCTCTTCAGGCGTCGGCGGGACAATGGCCGCAACCGGGGCTGCTACCTCGCTTTCTGCTGCAGGCGGCGAGGCTGGGCTGCTGTTTCCCGAGCGCGAGCAGGTTCCCAATAGCATCAGGAACGCCACGCCACCGAGCGAGAGAGCAATCAGCAGTCCGCAACCGCTGCTTTTCGCCTTCAGCGGATGCCCGCAAGCGGGACAAGCTGCAGCGGCTTTGGAGACCGGCACTCCACAAGCCGGGCACTGAGTCAGCGACATAGGAACCTCCTTGTAGGTCGCGAAAAGACTACCCCCAGCCCGTGATTCATCAAAATCACGCTACGTGTTGACAACCGGAATCACGTTAGGTGATGCTCTCCCTGCGGCCTACCCCTGGCCGCAGGGCCACCCGGCGCCGCACCCCTCGGCGCCGGGGGCCCTCCACCTCGGAGGCCCGCCATGCACACCGCCGCTGTCCTGCCCTTCCCCGTCCACCGCGCCCGCGACGCCGCGGCCGTGCGCCAGGCCATCCGGCTGCGCGGCGAGGCCGAGGGCCACGCCCACGAGGCCACACGCGCCGCCGCTGCGGCTGCCATCGACGCCCTGCTGATCGGCCGCGCGAGCGCCGGCTGGGCCATCCACGTCGGCTGCTGCGCGCTTCGCGGCCGCCCACTGCCGCGCCTGCGGGCGGTGAGCGCATGAGCAGCATCGTCCCCCTCAGCGCCGGCGAGCTGCTCGCCTTCGCGTTCGTCTGCGCGTGCTTCGGCGTGTCGATCGGCATCGGCTTCGCCGGGTGGATTGCCAGCAGGGATCCGAGCACCGAACGCCGCGGGAAGGGCCACGAGCCCACCGAAGAGAACCCGAACGTCCACCACCTGCCGCCGGCGAATGCGCCGCGGCTCACCCCGCACGAGCGCCGCCGCTTCCGGAGCTGATATGTCCAACGATTTCGCCACCCCTGAATCCCTCGAGCAGCTCGCCGACGACCACACCTCGGCCGGCCTGCTGATCTCCGCGGCAACGTTCCGCGCGATGGCCAAGAGCTGGCGCGCCACCGAGCGCGCCCTCGCCGACGCCCAGGCCGAGAACAGCCGCCTGGCACTGTCGCTGCAGACGGCCAGCGCCACGGCCGCCCGCGTCGAGGTGCTCGCCGCCAGCGTCCTGAACACGCTCTGCGCCGCCGGCGCCCGCCCGCCGCGCCCGGTCGAGTCCCAGCCCGGGGTGCCGGCATGACCGCCCTGGTGCTGATCCTGTGCGGCGTGGCGGCCGGCTGGTACGCCCGCAAGGCCTACGCCACCTGGCGCGCCGAGCGGGCCGTGGGGCTCGTCCTGCGCGGCCTCGACCCGAGCATCATCCGGAGGGCGCCGTGAGCATCGATGTCCGCGTCGACACCAGTGAGCTTCAGGGGCTGGTGAAGCAACTGCGATCTCTCAATGAGCGGGGCATCAGCTTTGCCACCGGCCGCGCCACGAACAACGTGGCGTTCAAGATCCGCGACGCCTGGAAGACGAAGGCCGCGCAGGTTTTCGACCGGCCCACGCCGTTCACCCGCAACGCCGTGCTGGTGCGCCGAGCCACCAAAGCGAACCCCATCGCGCGAGTCTTCCTGCGCGACGAAGCCGGGAACGGCATCGCGCCTCAGGTCTACCTGCAGCAGCAGGTTCTTGGTGGCGAGCGGCGCCTCAAGCGCAGCGAGGTGGCGCTGCGTTCGATGGGCTACCTGCCGCCGGGCTTCGCCGTCGTGCCTGGTAACGGCACCCGGCTCGACAGCAGCGGAAACGTTTCGGGCCCAACCATGAAGGCCATTCTTGACCAGCTAGGAAAGCGCAACACCGGCGACCGCGGAGTATTCGCCCTTCGCGCACCGCGCGGGAAGCTGCTGCCGGGCATTTATCGGCGACGCAACGAATCCTCTCGGATTGCGAAGGGGGCGGCTAAGGGCACGTGGGACAGGCAGCGATTCGTCGTGCCGCTCCTGATCTTCGTGAAGGTTCCACGCTACGCCAAGCGCTTCGAGATCTTCGACTTTGCTCGCGACGTTATGCGGCGCGAAGCCGTTCCCGAATTCCGCGCCGCACTCACCGCCGAGATCGACCGCGCCCTCGCCAAAGCCGCCCGCGCCGCGGGCAATGGAGCCGCCTGATGTTTAGCCTGGTCAAGAAATCCCCGCACTCTGAGGCTGCCGAGCCTCCGCGCGCCAAGGTCTCGCAGCGCTCCATGGGCGACGACCTCCAGTTCATCGCGCAACACGGCAAGGCGTGGCTGTCGAACATGGGCAGCGGCTGGGCCTGCTCCTGCGACATGGAGTCGAAGCTGTATGGCGTGAAGATGGAGGTTTGCAGCAATCGCGGCCTCTCGACTCCCGATGAGGCCGCCGCCCAGTGCGCCGACCGCTTGCGTGACGCGCTGCGCGCGATGGGGGCGAACTCGTGAGCCACATCAACTCCGCGAAGCCGCGCACCGCCGGCACCATCATCGCCGCGCTACGCGCTGAGGCGCTCTCGATGCGCAAGCCGGAAGGCGACGTCGCCGCCGAGCTGGCCGACGAGCTCGCGGCCACCCTGCACGCCAACAGCAGCGTCGCGCTGCCCGAAGGCGATGCACCGGCCCTGCTCGGCCTGGTGCAGGCGCTCACGCCGCTCGAGCAGAAACAGTGGTTCGCGGCCAGCGTCGCCGTGAGCCCCGAAACCCACTACCAGGTGCAGGCCGTGCGCAACGCGCTGGCCATCGCGCGCCGCCAGCTTGGGCTGACCGCATGAGCAGCGTCCGGATCCAATTCGGCAACCGCCATGGCCTGCGCACAAGCGCGGAAGTTTTCGTCGACGGCCAGAAGCTCGACCGCGTCATGAGCCTTAAGGTGATCGCTCATCCGAACGACGTGGTGCGGGTCGTTTTGGAACTTGCGCCCGATGTTCTCCACATCGAATCGGAGCAGGGCGCCGAGTTTCAGGCTGAGGTTGTTCGGGTCGAGAGCAAAGAGCCCGCGCGCCCGGTTATGCCCCCGTCGCGCGACGTTCGAGAGCCTCAGAACGCTCCTGTTGATTGGCTCAAGGGCTTGATGCGCTTCGGAGGAAAGAAGAAATGAGCAGCGGCATCACCATCGGCCGCATCGGCCAGACCGGCGCCGGCCCCACCCGCTTCGCCGAGCGCGCCATCGCCGCCACTGCGGCCATCGGCACGAACGCCAAGACCCTGCTGGCCCTGAACCGCACCAGCGGCCGCGTCAGCCTCCACGACCACGACGAGAACCTTCCGGCCGAGGTGTACTTCGCCCGCGGCGTCTCGCGCACGAGCGACCCGGACTGCCTGGCCGAAGACCTCATGACCGAGGCGGCGAGCGCCGGCCTGCTGTCGATCAGCGCCCTGCGCGAAATGGAGCGGCGCATGAAGGCGGCCCGCGCGGGAGCGGACGTATGAGGGCCAGCACCGACCCCGCCGGCCTCACCGACGACGAGCTGGCAATCGCCGAGCGCTACCACCAGGCGATGGGCGACAGCTACCAGCGCCTTGCCGCCAAGGACCACAGCCCCGAGCGCGCGAAGGCCTACCGCGACCTCGCAGCGCGGCACCAGAGCATGGCCGACGCGTGCCGCAAGGAAGCCAAGCATCGGAAGCGTGGGGCCGCCGCATGACCTCGGCCGCCCGCACCGCGCTGGCGCTCGATTTTTTCCGCCGGCTCGCCGAGATCGTCACCCGCCGGGGCGCGAGCCTGCGCGTCGGCTTCAAGGGCCGCTTCGCCTACCTGCAGGCGCAGTGGCCGGGCGCCGAGGAAGCGCTGAGCCTGCTGCGCGCCGAGAACTTCGAGGTGGTGCGCTACCTCACCGAGGCCGAAGAGGCGCAGCACCCCGAAGAACCCAGCACCGAACGCGGCCGCCGCCTCAGCGCCGAACGCGCTGAGCTGGCCTTCACCGCGCTGGAAATGCGCGCCGAGATCGATGCCCTGGTCGAGGCTATGGCCTGCCGCCCGAGGCTGGCGAACGACGGCAAGCGCGCCTGGCTTTGCGTGCAGGCCCAGGGCGAGTGGATCCCGGTGCTCCGCTGCCGCAAGGGCGCCGTGCCAGAACGCTTCGACCTCGAGGCAGCGCTCAGTGCCGCACGTCCCGACACCAAAGCCATTTGCCGCCGCGAGCGGCGAACCACCCCCGCTGCACCCACCACGGAGCAAGCCGCATGAACTCATCCACCGCGAGCGCCATCGTTGGCGCATTGCAATCAGTCACCGAGGCGCTGACCACCGGCGCCGCGCTCAGCCTTCAGCAGCCCGAAACGGCCCAGATTGACGTCACTCGCCTGAGCAGCGGCAATGATGGCGCCGTCGGCGGCCCGCGTTTCGTCGACCAGGGCGACGGCACCATCATCGACACAGTGAACCGCCTCCAGTGGTCGAAGGCCACGCTGACGCCGAAGTGCATCAGCCAGCACGACGCGTTGAGGCTCTGCGAAGGGCTGTGCTTGGCCGCGTACGGTGACTGGCGACTGCCCACGCGAGCCGAGCTGATCACGCTGGTTGACGACAGCCGCCATCAGCCGGCGATTAACGTCGACGCGTTCCCCGACACCAAGAGCGAATGGTACTGGACCAGCACCGTCTGCGCGTGGTCCTCGTCCCGCGCCTGGTGCGTCAATTTCTATCTCGGCGATTGCAGCTACGTCGGCCGCGGCAGCAGCTACGGCCTCGTCCGCGCGGTGCGTTCGGTGCCGGCCGGTCAGTGACCTTTTCCTTTTGCCCACGGAGATTCCCATGAACAGCGACACCCCCCGATTCGTCGACAACGGCGATGGCACCGTCACCCTGCCCGCGCTGGGACTGATGTTCTCGAAGGCCACCATCACTGAGGTCGATGTCACCCAGCACCAGGCGGAAGACCTTTGCCGCGAGCTGCGGCTGGCTGGCCACGCCGATTGGCGCCTCCCCACCGACCACGAGCTGCTCGCGCTCGTTGATCGCTCGCGCTACAACCCGGCCATCGACACGACGTTCTTCCCCGACACGAAGAGCGACTGGTACTGGACCAGCACGGTCTGTGCGTGGTCCTCGTCCCGCGCCTGGGGCGTCTATTTCGATTTCGGCCATTGCAGCTACGACGGCCGCGACGGCAGCCTCGGCCTCGTCCGCGCGGTGCGTTCGGTGCCGGCCGGTCAGTAACTCTGCCCTCTGATTGCCCCGCATGTCCGCCAACCTTCCGCCTATCGTGAATCTTGCCGAGCGCCTGATGCTTGAGGTGGAGCGTGCTGTACGCGCGTTCCCGCGCTACCACAAGTACAGCCTTGGCCAAGAGCTGCGCCAGCAGTGCCGCGACTTGGTGCGCCTGTGCTATCGGGCGTGGCGGGCGAGGGACCAGCAGCACGTGCTGCTCCCCGCGCTGGTGGATGGTGTCGACGACATCAAGCTCAGCCTGCAGCTTGGCAGCCAGCTCCGCGCGTTCCGCAGCTTCGACCAGTTCGAGGCCCTGCTGCGCGTCGCGCTTGATCTTGGCCGCCAAGCTGGCGGATGGCGCAGGCAAGTCCTTTCGCACCCCAAGGGCCAGAATCCCGAGCCCGCGCCGGCCCGGGAGCGTGCCCACACACTGAGTACCCGCTCCGCCTCAACCCAAGGGGCCAACGCATGACGAAGCCGCGCCGCCATACAGGCCGTTCGGACGGGTCGCAAGCGAGCGGGGATGCGTGGTCCTCGTCCCACGCCTGGTACGTCAATTTCAATAACGGCAATTGCAACAACGACAACCGCGACAACAACAACGGCCTCGTCCGCGCGGTGCGTTCGGTGCCGGCCGGTGAGTGTGAGGGTGCCGCGGCCCAGGGCGTGAACCTTCGCGCCCTGCATGCCGCATGGAAGGAAGCGCGGCGCGGCAAGTCGCCCAGCCGTGACCAGCTCGCGTTCGATGCGCGATGGGCCGAGGGGCTGGCGGCACTCGAAAGCGAGCTGCGCAGCGGCACGTGGAGGCCGCGCCCGAGCACCTGCTTTGTCGCGACCCGCCCGAAGGCCCGCGAGATTCATGCCCCGCACTTCGCCGATCGCGTGGTTCATCACTGGCTGGTGCCCCAGCTCGAAGCCATCTGGGAGCCTCGCTTCATCCACGACAGCTACGCGAATCGCCGTGGCAAGGGCAGCCATGCGGCCGTGCAGCGCGTTGAAGGCTTCGTCCGCCAGGTAGCGAGCGGCCAGGGCGGGGGCTGGTTCCTGCAGCTCGACATCCACAACTTCTTCGTCAGCATTCACCGGGCCACCCTGTATGGCTTGCTGCGGCCGGTGACGCGCACGGCCGGCCTGCACCTCGATGCCCAGCGTGCCGCCCATGCGCTGCTCCGCGGGCCGGCACTGGCCGCCGGAGTGCACCAGGTGGGCACCGATGCGGAGCACGCCGTGGTGCCGCCCCACAAGCGGCTGGCCAATGCGTCGCCCGGCTGCGGCCTGCCGGTTGGCAACCTCAGCAGCCAGTTCTTCGCCAACGTCTACCTCGATCCGCTGGACCAGTTCATCAAGCGAACTCTGCGCGCGAAGCGCTACGTGCGCTACGTCGACGACTTCGTGCTGGTGCACCACGACCGCAGCCAGCTCGAGGCGTGGTGGCGCGACATCGAGGCGTTCCTCGGGCGCGTGCTTAAGCTCTCGCTGAAGCCCGGCGCGATGATCCGCCCGCTCGGCGACGGCATCGATTTTCTGGGCTACGTGATCCGCCCCACGCACACCATCACGCGGCGGCGCGTTGTGGCCCACCTGCGCGAGTCGCTCGCCGCTTGGGAGGCTCAGCACGTCCGCGAGGGCGCCATCGAGTGCACGCCGCGGGAGCTCGAAGCCGTCAAGGCGAAGCTGGCCAGCTTTCGTGGCCACCTGCAGCACGCGCGGGCGCATCGCCTGCAGCAAGCCGTTGCGCGCCGATTCCCTTGGGCATTGGCACTGGACGTCCGCCGCAGGTTTCGGCCGGCACAGCTGGACCACCCCATTTCAATCCGCTGGAGGACGGCATGAAGCGCCCGATGGCCCCGCGCCGCTACTGGACCGCCGCCGAGCTGCGCAAGCTGCGGCGCAAGTTCCCCACCACGAAGACGGCCGACCTCGCCCGCGAGCTGGGCCGGCACCCGTCCTGCGTCTCGCACAAGGCCTACAGCCTCGGCCTGCGCAAGGCGCCGGAGTACATGGCCGACGCGCTGCGCTCCGGCCGCACCGACGGCAAGCGCGGCCTCACCACCCGCTTCAAGGCCGGCCAGACGCCGTGGAACAAGGGCCGCAAGGGCTGGCAAGCCGGCGGTCGGGCCAAGACCACCCAGTTCAGGCCAGGGCGGCCGGCGCACGAGTCGCGCAACTACGTGCCGATCGGCACCTACCGCATCAACCACGACGGCTACCTCGAGCAGAAGACCACCGACGACCGCAGCCTCGCGCCGGCGCGCCGCTGGGTGGGCGTGCATCGCCTTGTGTGGGAAGCCGCGCACGGCCCGGTGCCTCCAGGCCATGCCGTGGTGTTCCGCCCCGGCCGTCGCAGCTCGGAACTCGCGCGAATCACCGTCGACGGCCTCGAGCTGATCACCCGCGCCGAGCTGATGCGCCGGAACACCCACCACAACCTCCCGCCCGAAGTGAGCCAGCTCATCCAGCTCCGCGGAGCGCTGAACCGGAAGATCCGCAACAGGACGAAAGCCCATGACGCAGAACCGAATGCAGAACGTGCGTGACCACCTGGTCGCGATGATGGAAGAGCTGAAGGACCCGAAGGTCACGCCCGAGGCGCTCGACCGCGCCCGCGCGATCTCCGGCCTCGCGCAGACGTTCACCAACAACGTGAAGGTCGAGCTCGACTTCCGCCGCGAAGCCGGCCTGATGAGCGAACTGCCCGAGGTGCTCAAGGCGCCGGCGCTTCCGCCGCCGGGCCGCGGGCAACTGATCGAGGGAAAAGCAGAGTGAGCGCCTACACGCGACTCGCGGATGCAATCGCCGAGTTCGATGCCTTGCACCCGGCGCTCGCCCCAGATCACGATCCGCATACCGACAAGGTCATCGACGCCGCCCGCGCCTTCGTGGCCGAGGCGATGCTCGCCGCGCCGCAGGCCGAGCCGCGCGTCGAACGCTACGGTGACGGCGTGCTGGTGCATTGGCCGGACGGCACGACTAGTCAGTACCTTGAGGCTGGCGACTGTGTGACTGGTGCCCCGCAGCCGCAGGCCGCTCGCTGCCAGAAGTGCAAAGGAACCGGCGACGTTTGCACCGGAACGATTGACGGAGTGCCCGAGCTTTTCGACTGCGAACAGTGTGGCGGAACCGGCAAGCAGGCCCCGCAGCCCAGCCCGCAGGCCAGCGCGGAGGATGTCGAGCTTGTCGGCTTGGCGGTAAAGGAACACGCCGCGAGGTATCCGGGCAGTGTCACCGAAGCCGCATTCGAGCGCATCCGCGCATCGCTGGGGGTGGGCAAGTGAACAAGCGATACGAGGCATATCAGGGCGGCGTGTACCGCCTGAACAAGAACGGCCTGCGCTCCGTGTGGCCGATTGCGCGCGCCGAGGCAGACACCGAAGCCGAGCGAATCGCGGAGGCAGAGCGCATCGCCGCCGCGCTGAACGCGCAGGCCGAACCCCTGAGCCAAGAGTCGTTGCTTCGCCGAATCGCCGAGCTACAGGGCGCGCAGGCCGGGGTGGTGGAGGCGTTGGAGTGGATCGCCCGCGTCAATGCCACTGAGGCGGAATATCAGAAGGTCGCACGCGCCGCCCTCGCGGCGGTGAAGGGGGTGGAGTCGTGATTCTCGCCATTCTGTTCTGCGCGCTGATCCTGATTTCCTACGCAAGCGCCAAGGCGCTTGAGAAATGGGTTGCGCGCGCCTTCGAAATCGACAGGCGCCACCGACTGCTGACCAAGGCGCGTGAGTGCGTGCTGTCCGACCGATGCAATGCGGGCCGATGGGCCGATGCAGCAAGCGGAATGGTCAATGCCGTGAACCGATCCGAGCCGCCGGAGGTGAAGCCGTGAAGCCACTGACGAAATGCCAGCCCTACCTGTGGCGTGAGCTTGACGGCACGCCGTCGATTGTCGTCATCGACACCGAGAGCGGCAGCTACTACAGGGCCAGCGAAGCCGACGCCCGCATTCGCCACTGGCAAGACGAGGCATTGTGCGCCGAGGAGGCTGCGCTGTCGCACGCCAAGCGCATCGCGGAGCTTGAGGCCGAGCGCGATAGCTTGAAGGTTGACCGATCCTTGGCGCTTGAAGCTGTCGCAACGGCAGAGGCCGAGCGCGGCGCGGCCCTTCAAGCCGTCGATGACCTGCGAGCCGCGCGCGCGGAGGTGGCCGAGCTTGAGAAGGCGGTCTATACATGGCGTCGTGACTGCGAAGCGGCGCGGGCGGTTGCGGACGAGCAGCTAAAGCTCGCGCACAAAATGGGCATCGCGCTGGACGTTGTTAGCCGAGGCCCCGACACCTCCGGCATGACTGTGACGATCAACGCGATGCCGGCCATCGACGCGGCCCGAGGTGCCCAATGAGCAAGGCGTTCGCGAACCTGCTCCGCCCATCCGCAGAACAACGCAACTCCGCCCGCCGCGGCGGCGCCAAGGTGGCCGGCCTGTACCTGATCGAGGGCCAGTACCTCACCGCCGATCAACTCGCCGCACGCATGCGCACCGAGAAGGCCAAAGCCGTCGCGCGCTACAGCCGCGCGAAGCGCAAGCCGGGCCCGATGACCTGGGCGAAGCTGGGCGTCACCGGCTGACATGGTCCGCGCCCTGGTCACCTTCGACGACCTGAAGGCCACCACCGGCTATGCCCGGCTGGCCGACGTCGAGCGCTGCCTGAAGAAAGCCGGCATCCGGTACTTCTACGGCCGGGGGGGCGTCTGGACCACCGTTGACCTGATCAACGCCGCCGGCGGCGGGCTGCCGGCCAACGATGGACAGCCCTACAGTCCAGACGACATCGTGTAGCCATGCCCCGCGCCCGCCAGCACAACCCGAGCATCCCCGCGCACATCGACCAAGCCGCCCTGCCCAAGGGCGTCTACTGGGAGCGCGGCCGCTGGTACGTGCTGGATCCGCACCCCGAGGGCGGCAGGCCCCGCAAGCGCACCGTGGCGGGCGCTGCGGCGCGCCTGAGCGACCTGCACACCATCATCGAGCAGCGGCGAGGCGTCGACACCGGCACGCTGCGGGGCGTCTGCGCGCTGTTTCGCGAGTCGCCCGACTTCCGCCAGCTCGCGCCGAGCACCCGGAAGAGCTACGACTACTGCCGCGACGTGCTGTGCGACTTCAAGACGAAGATCGGCGCGCCGCTCGGCGATCTCGACCTTCGCCGGCTCACGCCACCCGCCCTGCAGCGCGTGGTCGACGCCATCGGCGCCGAGCACCCGCGCACCGCATCGCAGTCGCTGGGCTACATGAAGCGCGTGCTGCGCTGGGCCGTGAACCGCGGCCATGCCCAGGCAAACCCCGCCGCCAGCCTCGAGGCGCCGAAGCTGCGGCCGAAGCGCCGCCTGCCGGACCACGACGCCTACGTGGCGCTGCTGAACTTCGCCCGCGAGCGCGGCGCGCTGCAGGCGCACACAAAGGGCTCGGTCGCGCCGTACCTGTGGGTGGCCATGGAGATCGCCTACCGCTGCCACCTGCGCGGCATCGAGGTGCTCGACCTCACCGACGCCGACGCCACGGCGGAACACCTGGTCACGAACCGTCGCAAGGGCAGCCGGTCGACGCGGTGGGAGTGGACACCCGCGCTGCGCGCCGCCTGGGACGCCGCCATCGCCTACCGCACGGCCGTCTGGGATGCCTCGCGCCGGCCGGTACCGATGCGCGCCGAGCTGCGCCCGTTGATCGTTTCCCAGGGCGGCGAAGCGCTCCGGAAGTCCAGCTTCGACACCGCGTGGCAGCGCTTTGTGCACCTCGCCATGGCCGAGGGCGTGATCACGCCAGAGCAGCGCTTCTCGCCGCACGACCTCAAGCGCAAAGGCATCACCGAGCGCCCTGGCACTCGCGCCGACAAGCAACTCGCCAGCGGCCATCGGGCGGCCCAGATGCTCGACGTCTACGACCTCAGCGTGCCGACGGCGAAGCCGATCGAGTAGCGCGTAGTTTTCCCAATCGTTTCCCCAATCGCACGCAGTCGACGCGGCTAAGGTACTGATTGAAGTGGTGGGCCGTGATGGATTCGAACCATCGACCAACTAGTTAAAAGGCACCTACAAAATGCCCCTTAATCAGTGCGTTACCGTCGAAAGACTTCCCACCAGTCAGCCGCCGAACTCTCGTTTTCTGCGGGGGTTTTTCGTCGTTTCCCCACACCTTTCGAAGTGCCCGGCACAGCTTCGACCTTGCTCAAGGGCCGGGGCGGTTGGGGGGGGGAGCGGCAACCCTTCGGAATTGTCGAACAGTTCGTTCAGCCCTTGCCCGCCAGCGCCTCAAGCGCGTACTGCACGGTGTACGGAGCCGCCCGCCAGCCATCCGACCCCTCGGCGGCGAGGTAGTAGCGCATTACCCGCTCGCTCACGCCGATACGCTGGGCGGCAGCGCGCTGACTCAGGCCGCTGCGTTCCACCAGCGCCCGGAGATACTCCGGGGCTGGGTTGTGCTGGGACGCGTCGGGCTGGTTCATTCTTCGCCAAACACCTGAAAGAGAAGCTCTTCGCGCTCAGCCGCGTCCTCAAATCCATTGATGAGGCTGCGGGCGTGCTCTGGGTCGGTCGCCGCGATGGCCGCCAGCACGATGCCGCCACCGAGCCCACCGGCAGAGCCGACAAGCGCCGCGCCTTCGCATCGCTCAGCGTCGTCGAACTCGACACGAACGGACTTTCCACGATTGAACTTTGCGTCGCCACGCACTTCAACGTGCGTGCGGTTCCAGCGAGCAACCCACGCCGGGCCAGCGACTTTTTGAACTGCGGCGGTAACTGCTTCCTGAGTGGTGTTCATGGTCTATCTCCTGTTTCGCCTCGCCGGGGTGGCTGGCATGGGAGTAGAATAAGGCACAATGTGCCTATGCGCAAGTGTTCGCTTATGACTTTTCGTCATCATTTTTCCGGCACCGCCCCGCCCTCGATGCGGCGGATGGCGGCCTTGTCGGCGTTGCACGCCTCCAGCTCGGCCTTCCGCGCGGCGGCCACCACCGGGCAATGGCTCAGCGGCCCCTCGGCGATGGGGTGGGCGTCGGTGAGGGCCGCCGGCACCTCCACGTACACCGTGCGGTCGACGTAGACGATCCGGGGCTCGACCACGGTGCGGCCGCAGCCCACCAGGGCGAGGGTCAATAGTCCGAGAGCGATGCAGCGCATGCGGCCTCCATCTGAGTCAGGGCAATAGCGCAGGACGGCGGCCGGCGGCCCCAGTTCGTGCGGAAGTCGGCGAGGTCCCGCTCGGCCTTGTCCTTCTCGCGCTCCGCGGCGGCGATAGCGTCTGCGGCCTGCTCGGCCTGCCGTTTGCGGGCGGCTTCGGCCTTTTCGCGCTCGGCCTCGGCGGCGTCTGCCGCCTCCTGCCAAGCCTCGTTGGCGCCGCGGGCGATCGTGAGCTGGGCCGCGGCGTCGGCGCTTTCTGCCTGCAGCTTCCACAGCCGGGCCGTCTGCACGCCCGCGGTGAGGGCCAGCACCAGGGCGATGCCGGCGACCACCGTGCCGCGCACCCCAAGGAAAGCGACGATGGCGCTCATCGGCGGGCCTCCAGGGCATCAAGGCGGCGATTGATCGACTCCAGCCTGGCGTCGATCTCGCGCTGCGTGGGCAGCTGGGCCAGCTGCGTGCGCACGTCCTTCACCTCGGCCTTCAGTTCGTCCATCGCGACGCGCTGCTCGATCTGCGCGTCATACATGGTCTGCAGGGTGCCCCCCACCCAAATCAGCCCCGCCGTGATGAGCGCCAATGCGATGGTCTGAAAGTGACGTTCCATGGCCCCTGCCTTTCTCCGGTTGGTTTCGTCGTTCATGCCCCTGCCCTCGCCGCCTGCGCCTCAGCGCGCCGCCGGGCACATAGCCCGGGCCCGTTCTTGGTGTCGTTCGCCCAGACGCTGCAGCTCGCCTGAAGCTGGCGGGCCGTGCACTCGGCGTCGCCGGCGGGCAGGCACACGTCGCGGATCTCGCGCCGATGCACGCGGCGGCTGCCGGCCATGGCCTCGCCGCGGTTGTAAGTCTCGGAAGTCAGCGCGCACTGCACGCCCGGCGGAGCGGCGTCGAAGTGGCGGCCGTAGGCGCGCCGAGCAGCTGCTCGGTACCGGGGAATGCTGCTGGCCTCCAGCACGTCGACGGCCATGGCCCAGGGCACCACGATGTCGCGATAGCGCGGCAACGCAGCCCGGGCCGGCTCGCCGATCACCCCGGCCGTCGTCGAGAGGCGCGGCGCGGCGGCGTGCGCCGACCACTCGCGCAGGATCGTCGGCGCCGACTGGTGGCCGCCGTCGTACCCCACGCCCCAAGTGATGCCGCTCGCCCCACCCGGCCAGATCGGCGACTGGTACCGCCGCACGTAGGCCTGCTGGCTGGTGATCTCCCACCGCACCAGCAAGTCGCGCGTGCACTGCGTGGCCGGCGTGGTAGCGCCCGCGAAGCTGCTGAAGGCGAAGTACAGCACCCCGAACATCACCAGCCATTCGAGGCGATCCTTCACGATCACCCACAGCGCGTTCTTGTTGCCGTTCGCGGCGCGCTCGTGCAGGTCTTTCTCGGCCTCGGCGTCGAGGTCGTACCAGTACTCCGCTTTGAATCGCCACGCGAGGTAGCCCAGCAGCGCGACCGGCAGCAGGCCCACCAGGTAGTCGGTGAGGATGGGCCCCACCTCGAGCGCCGGCTGGCCGCGATACCAGGTGAAAGCCCACGCCGCGGCGAGCAGCACCAGCAGCGCGGGGACGATGGCCGACACCTCGATGTGGCGGCGGAGGAAGGTGAGAAGGCGCATGGTCACAAGTCCGTAAGCGGCGAAGTCGGAGAGCTATTCAAGGACGCGTAAAGACACGCGTTTCGCCAGCGGAAGACCACGTTTGACCGGCGACGCTCCAAAGCGTTGTCCAAGCCGCGTTGTCGCTGCTGTATTGAATCTCGAAATCTCGAGGGTATTGACCTAACAGGCCATCCGACCTTCCCGTGTACGCAACTTCCGCGACGGACACCGGCGATCCGAAATCATAGGAAAGCCAAGCGGGAACGCCTGTTCCACTGGCGCCGCTCCAGATCGTCGAAGGGTTGCCATCGAACGCGAAAGACGGGACGAGCGAGCCGAAAACGGAGCTAGCCGCGGCTGTTCCCCCGGTTGCGATACTCGGCCCTCCAGGCACACTTCTGAACTGGAGTTCAGCGCACGAATGGGCGCTTCCGCCGCCGTCAAGCTGCGTCACGAAGAATCGCCAATAGCGTGCAGAAACACCGCCGCCGCCCGAAGCGCCGAGGCTCATCATCCCTTGCGTGAGCGCGAGCATTACGCGGCCACCCCGCGCATGGTGTATTCCCAGCGCGCGCCCTGGTCGAACGTGGTGATGGTCAGCAGCGTCCACGCGTTGCTCGCGGTCTGGATCGCGGTGTCGCTGCCTGCCGTGGCGCGGAAGCTGGTGGGCAGCGCGAACGTGCGGCCGCCTGTCGCGTCCTGACGGATCCGGATGGCCAGCGACACCGCGCGTCCAGTCGCAGGCAGGTTGGTGAACGTGAGGGCCGTGACGTTGCCCGTCAGGTTCAGGGTGAAGAAATCGCCGAGCGAACAGTCGACGTTTACCGATCCCGAAGTGCTCAGCGCCGTGACGGCATCACGCGCAGCCGCGCCACCGCCGCCAGTCACCACCACCCAAGCCGAACCGTCGAAGCGGCGCACCTCGGTGCCCACCTGCTTCAACCAGCCGAAGAACGGGGCGAAGCGATACCAAGTGCCGGAGCGCCACAGAACCACGTCGTTCTGCGCGAAGGTCGACCACGCGCCGGTCGGCGTCGCGCCGAGGATGTGAACCTGGCCATCGGCGGGCGAGGCGGGCGGCGTGCTGAGGATGCTCGTCGCCCCGCGAGCCAGCACCTCGGTGCGCAGAAAGCTGTCGTTGACGGGCGTGCTGGGCTGGGTCGTGCCCTGAATCCAGACGGGCAGCGGGAACATGGCGCTCAAGGGACGATCCTCGTGGCAGGGTCACCCAAGCCCGCGAGCCGGTTGCGGCCGCGGACGGTGACGGTGATGGGGTTGGCCAAGCCGGCCACGTCGATGGCGACCGAAGGCGTGATCACGGTGGCCGTGCGGGTGGTGCCCCCGCTGGTGGCGTCCACCTGCCAGCCGTCGAAGTGGCTCGATGCCACCGGGGTCTCTTCGCTGCCGAAGCGGTGGCGCGGCGTCCAAGTCACAGCGAGGCTGTCGCCGGTACGCACCGCGCTCTCGATGATGGGCGGCCACTCACGCTGGCTGCGGGCCGTCCAGGCGCGGGCCTGCGCCGCGGCCGTGGTGGGGTCGTTGCCGATGCTGTAGGCGCGGTGGCTGAGCGTGGCGCCGATGCGCTCGCTGCCGGTCTGCACCACCAAGGCGCCATCCAGCAGCACGAACACTGTGCCGGCCGCATGGGCGCTGGCGCCGGAGTTGAGCCGGCCGCGCTGCAGGCCTGTGAGCCGCCACGTGCCGGGCGTGGTTTCGACGGCCTCGCGGAACTGAACCACCTCGGCCGTGCCGTCGGCGCGCACCAGTGCGGCGGCATTGCCGCGGCTCAGCCACTGCTCGCGGCTGATGGCTTCCAGCTCGTCATCGGCCCGGGCGAGCTGCACCACGATGGCGTTCGATTCGTCGGGGTAGAACTCGCTGGCCAGCGGCAGCGTCGCCGTGAGCGTGCCCATGACGGCGCCGGTGCCATCCGTGGCGATCAGGCCGAACGTGCCGCCAATGTCCGCGCGCTCGATGGCCGCGCCGCGCCATGCCGGCACCTCGCCGCTGGTCGCCAGGTGGTAGCTCAGGACGTCGCCGGCCTGCGTCAGCGCCGGGATGTCGAGGAACGCGAAGCGCGTGGCGCCCACGATGGTGGAAGGCGGATTGGTGACCGGCGCCGTCGGGATGGGCTGCACCTCGGCGGTGTAGGCGCTCTGCCGATCGCGCTGGCAGGTGAGGCGCTGCCAGCCGTCCATCACCTCGACCTTCTTGATGCGGCAGCGCTGCGAGCGGCCGCGGTACTGCACCACCGGCACATCGGCAGCCACCAACCCAATCAGACGGTCGCTCACGCCGAAGACCAGGTCGCCACGCAGCTCGTCTTCCATGACCTTGTGATGCACGCGCACCACCCGCGCCGCCGTCTCGGCATCCAACACGACCGGCGTCTGCAGCACCGTCGGCGACTCCACGCGCGGGCTGATCTGGCGCTCACTCTGCTGCTTGTCGGTACCCTGCCCGCCGTTGAGGTCGAAGTAGCTCAGGTGCAGCAGGCGCGGCACGCTGATGCTGTCGCGCGTCGTATCGACCTCGGGCTCGTCCTCACCGTCGACGAAGTCGACCTCGGTGATGATCGTCGTGAAGTTGCCGCCGCGCGGCACAAAGCGCACGAGGCCATCGACGTCTTGAGCGTCGAAGAAGTAGACCTTGGCCAGCTCCTTGATCGCCTCGGCAGCGCTGTAGTCGGGCGAGGTGGCGAAGCCAGGAACGAACACCGGCGGCAGCATTGAAACGTCGCACTTCG